GGGGGAAGAACCTCTTCGGATTCTTCTCAACTGGTTTCCTCAGTTGTTCGGACTATCGCATCTCTTTCGAGTCTTCTCACTTAGTCTCTCACGGTGGCTTGCGCCTTCCGCCCTGTCACCGGCTCTTACGCTACGGCTTCCAAGTCAATTAAAGAAGATTTAACGAGGCCATGTTGTTTAGCCTCTTGATTCTGCAAAACAACTTGTTCGTTAATTTCTAGCCATTGTCCATACCAGCTGATCTGCGCATCAATATCAAGCGCGGTCAGGTTTTGTGAAGGGGGCGTGATCCCACTGTTACCGAGAGGTACCAACGATGGGTTCAGCGGATTGTACCGACGGAAGCGCATCGTGTTACCACCGTTGCGTGGCATCTTTTCTTTCATAGCAGGGATTTTCATAATGAGATAAGGCACTGGCACCGCAAGTAAGCGCATGTTAAAGGACTGCTGCACTGGCGATGGCAGAGTCGACGTAGTCGTTATTGCCATAGTCATCCTAGATATAAGTTTTTAAATAACCATTACATCTGGAGGCGAGCCCAGTTTCGCCGAGGTTGAGCCGAACGACTGCTCAGTATTCGTCCGAGAGAGGTTGAGAGGTAACGACGCTCTCGTATTCGTTAAGAGCATGATACCTATAAAATCGAACTAATTGCAATAAAAAGAGCCAGCTACCCGAGGAACGAAGTAACTGGCTTTGGGGGATGCTATGAAATTACCAGCTCATCCGCTTACGCTGCATATCAGCATAGAGCTCTTTGAGATATTCTTTCGATGGCTTGGTACCTGGCGTAAAGCTATTTACCTTATCAAGGGGAGAATCGCCCGTTTGAGGCGCTATCGAGTTGCTCGCTCTAGGCTTTGAGGCGTTCTTAGCAATGACGTTCTTATTAGACGAACGTTCTTTAGTCTCTTGATATATGCCAAGGTCCTTGATCAAATGATACGTCTCACGAGCCTTTTCAGCGAGGTCGGGATTGGCAGCGAGGGAACGCGCAAGCCCCGGACGGAGTGACCGGAGCGCTGCTACGTTTTCTGAGGTGACAACGTTATCAAAGTCACCATAGGTAGATTTTAATTGAGCTGATATCGCTGCTTCATAGGATTGCTGTTGTTGGCGCAGTATATTCTCTTCAAGCTGCCGACGCTTTCTATTTTCCTGCTGAACAATCTTCTTTATCTGCTTGCCGTCAACAATGTCATCATCTGAGAGAGAATTGATGTCATATTCGGGTTCAGGTTGTTGCTGAGAAAGTGGCTGTTGCAGTAACCGACGTGCCTCTGCTTCAATTGATCGCGCATACTGGATTGCTTCGTCTCGCTCACGCTCAAGTTGTTGAGCCCGTTCTGCCTGCAATCGCATATCGCGCCAGCGTGAGTTGGGAATTGCTTTAGGGTCAACTACCTCTTCAGGTGCTTCTTCAACTTCTTCTACGGCCTCAGGTTCTGGTTCTTCTGCAACAGGAGCTTGTGTCATAGGCTGTTGGCCAGGAGGCGGAGCTACAACGCCTTGTGCCTCCATCTGTGCGGTAGACTGCGTAAGAGCTTCAACGAGATTAACATTGGAAAGATCATGAGGAGATTGCTTTTCTGTCATCCATCACCTTCTGTGCTTGATCGGGAGTCGTTGTCTTGAGAACGATACCCGTTTTAAGTCCTTCTTCATTATTTAGTTTCTGTGCCAGCTTAAACAGGGTGCCATCTGCGAAATCCAGCACATACTGCAATAGTTCACGATATTCGTCTTCGATTGTCAATGCATTGTCGATCAGATCGTGAGCAGACTGACGATCAGGAATAGACCATATATAATTCAGTTCCTGGTCGGCGTGCTTCCAAAGGTACACTGTTTGGTCATAGTTAGGTGTGGGGCAGGTGTAGCGGACCACAAACTGATTGCGCACGACGTTGGTGAGCGTTCTGAATCGAGTAGTCAGAACCTGGATAAAGAAATCACCCTTCATTTCCTTCTTGCCCCGTTCTACTGCAGCAAAAAGCTCCTCGAGATATGGCTTGAGCATCTCTGCACCTTGCTCACGCACATCCGTCGTAGGAGCTTCTTTCTGCATCAAGTCTGTGGCTATGGTACCAACCGTATCGCGATTACGAAGGATACTTTTCACCATATTTATTTCTTTTTCTTCTTATAGACTTTTCGGGCTTCTGAGTAGGCAATTGCGACGGCTTGTTTAGGGTTCTTAACCTTAGGACCACGTTTTGATCCTGAATGGAGCATGTCTTCTTTATATTCGTGCATCACTTTATCAAACTTGCCGCGCGCTTTAGCTTTTTCTTTCTTTTTCTTCATCATCATGCCGTCTTTTTTCTTCATGCAGTGCATACATTTCATGCAGTGACTTTTCATTTATTTTCCTTTTTGGCGAGCTATCGCTCTCTTTTTAAGTTGAGGATATTTTTTATAGACTGCAGATTTAATTCCCGCTGGGTTTGGTGCATAGTGGGCGCGTGCCAAAGCATTACGAGCCCGAGCAAGGGTATCAATGGGAAACGAGTATTTGCTTGCACCACCTGCAGCGCCTGCGAATGACTTCGGAGATACATTCTTATATTTTCCGGCAGACGATGAACCCTTCTGTGATCTCATCTTGCTTTCTTCGCCACGGGATACTTTTACCCCTTTAGCAACAGCAACCTTTTTCTTCTTCATACAATTCCTAGCGAAGGATCGTTGAAACGAGCTGATGGCCATAACTGAATCCATAGCCAGGTGATGGTTTCCTGATCTCGGATTTGTAATTGATCATGTTTTGAGGTGGTCCCATGATCTTATAGGCCATCTTCGTTGCTTTCGAGTTCGGACGCGGCATTACCGGCATGGATTCTCCTTTTAAAAGGGGCCCCGGGAGGAAGCCCCTTCTTATACAAAGAGCTAGAACATTCTTGAGCGAATTTGCTTCTTGAGCCCTTGAACACCATTCTGCATTTGGTTATCAATGCCATAGATCGTGTCATCAATGTATGAATTGAAGAAGTCAGTTGATGGGTATTCTTTCATCATCACTTCTTGGGGAAGGTTTGATGGCTTGCTGCGATCTTCACGGAGCATTGCTTCACGCATTTCGCCCGGTTCATTGTTGATATTGCGCTCAATGCCTGATTCAGAATATCTGCGTGGTTCGCGCATTGGGCGAGCGTCTGCATAGTAACGTGGTTTTGCCATAATCGGTCCTTTATAGAAACTTCAGTCCGTGACGTTCCGTCACCAACTGAAAGGTGTTAAACCTCTAACTATTGACCCTGTACAGGAGGCTGAACCATACCGGGGATTTCTTGCATGTTTGGCATCTGTGCCTTGTTCATCTGCTCAAGCTGTTGCATAAGCGCTGATTGGTCTATTGCCTGCTTTTCAAGAGTTCGTTGGCTTTGAGCTTGCAGTAGTTGAGAGATCTGCAATAGACGTTCAAGATGCGTAATGTCGATAGATTCCAGCTCTTTGATAGTCTTGATCTTATTGAGGATAGCATCTTCTTCGTCCTTATGGGCCTGCGCAATGCGCTCAAAGGCCAATGCTTTATTCTCTGATATACGACTCTCACGCTCTGCTGCAAGTCCCATGTCTGCCTGTGCTCGGGCCTGGGCCATCTGTATCGTGGCCTGCTCCTGCTGCATAGCGGATTGTGCTTGCATCTGTGATGCCTGAGCCTGCTGCTGTTCCTGTCCTCGAATAGCATCGACGAGTTCCTTCTTGTTCTGCAAGGTAGCTGCATTGATGAGTACTTCTGAAGGGATCTGTATGCCAAGCTGGCGCAACTGAAGAAGCTGGGCAAACTGCATCTGCTTCTGGCTGCCCGTATCGAATCCTTCCTCAACCATCGCGTCATATTTGCCAAAGTTCTTAGAGAAGAATCGTTCTGATGGCTGCTCACCCAGGATCATAGCAACTTTGCCTGGCGTGAAGTTGGCCTGTATGCAATCGATCTGTACTTGGCCAAGAAGCTTCTGCGAGAAATCAAGCTGATCGAAGAGGCGTTGGAGGGTTGTTAGCCCTGCACCTTGGCGCAGCATGGAGAGTACGCCTGCAATGTCATCTGATGCGGAGCCGAGAAGCTCTTCTGAAACACCTGAGATCTTCTGTACGAGTGCTTCAAGGTCAGAAGAGGCCTGGAACATCGATGGAGATACCTGTGATGCCTGGATCTGTTGCACGTCAGTCATCTGCGTGTCAGATTTGAGCCACACAACCTGGCCTTGGCCCGTTTTATAGAGATCTTTAGGGTCAACCACTGAGTTCTCTTTGGCAATCCAGCCAGAGTTGATCTGTGATTCCATGATATCAAGTTCAATAATCTTTCTGCGGTTGTAGAGGTACTGTGCATCCCGCAACCCGCGCACGATTCCCTGGCATCGGTACTGGAGGTAGGGCAGCTCAGGGGTATAGTAGCCGAACACAGGCACAAAGGGGTACTTGTCTATGCCAAGCGGATTCGGGCCTTCCCACATGACGGTACCTTGCACCACTACGCCAAGCTTCACGGTCGGAATCGTCTGATTCACCACGGTCACACCAGGTTGGTAGCGCAGGAACTCACGGAGCTCTGCGTCTGACTTTGTCCATTCCATCGTCGCACCAGTCTGGTCATCAACAAGTAAGCGCTGTGAGCGGTAATCACGGTAGTAGAACTCATCGTATACCAGCAGGTTGTTCATTGCGTAGTTGTAGGACTCGGGCATGTACTGAAACTTTCCATCCCGGTTGCCCTGCGTCTGCATGCCCATGATCGTATCCGCATGTTCAGGAAGGAGCGAGGCCGCTTCTTTTTTGGAAAGGTAAGACCGTTTCCAGAGAAAGCGGCAATCGGATAAATCTGATTTCTTAAAGTAAGGGTCGATCAGAAACGTGTTATAGGAGCAGTTGGATACTCTGATGTCGCCTGATATGGGGTCCTCGCGGTAATCCATCCATACCTGCAACAGGTTCATGCCGGTGATAAGCGCGCCACCGAATGAGTCTGAGATCACTTCCCCAATTCGTTCCTGGTTGAAGTTCCACAACATAATCTTAGAGAATTGGTCTGCCGTATGGTCGTCAGCGTTCTGGATAGGCGCTACGATCGTCGACTTGCGATTGCGGCGTTGGTAGCCCTCGATCATTTCCTTAACGCGGCGAATGAGGTTGAAGTTGAACTGACGGTTATTGGAAATGCGCGAGTTGCCATACACTTCATTCCAGACCGTCTGATCTCCCGCAAAGAACCGGGTATCAATCGATGCTTCTGACCACCATTGCTGGCACGGTGTCACCGCATCCATATAAGAGGTCTCCATGCGATTGAGCAAAGATGTGTTTCCGTACTTGTCCAGCGCTGAGTTAGAGGGAGAGCTGGGATTAGGGAATAAAGCCATGAAGTTTCCTTCCTTAAGTATACCTTAAGGGACAGTCTAGAATCGCGAATCCTCTAACGCAAGAAGTTTGATATATCTTCAGGCCTTACCCGATTCTTGTTTGAGCGAAATTCGAATTCGAGATGTGAGATCTGCCATTTGTTTACCAAGTTCTTCTGCTCTCATAGATATGCCCATTGAATCGAGAAGTTTACGGCGCTCATTCGCCAAATATACTTCATCCTCAGTTACTGGCTTAAGCCTTCCCTCTCTCACCAGGTCTTCTGCCCATTTATGTTCTGGTTCGCGGACGACGTCTTCGGGCTTGAGTACCACTTCAGTAACTTTGATATTCATAGCTTTCCTTTCGAAATTAGAAGATCTCTCAATTCTATAAAAGCAAAATGAGCATTTGTTGGAGAAGGATTACCCATGCACATTCGTGCCAGAAAAGCTCTTTCGTCAGGTTCTATCGTTATATCATCTTTTGTCACATACATTGCTTGAATTTTCTTTGCTTCATCGAGAGTAAGGGGTTTCACCTTATCTCCTAACTCTTTAAGAAGCTCAACATATGCCCTATTCCATTCATTTTTTAGCTCAGGTGTCATTATCGGTAGATTCTTACAGCATTCATTCATACTTATACTCCATAAAACCAATCATTATCGGGTTGCTTCAGTTGATCAGGGATATTGGGTCCTGATCCTGCAAAGGCTGATGCCTTGAGCTTCTGCACATCCTCGGCCGTCATTCCGTCCCGGGTGCGGGGTAATGAGATGCAGAGATACCGCATTGCATCTGCCGCGTGGCTGTTGATATCGTGGAGTGGGGTTGCTCGGTATACCTTCTTGGCATGATCCCATTCCTGGCGGTAGTTCTCGAGTGCCTTGATGAGCATGGCACATTTAGTCTGGTCAATATAGATCTTGCTCAAGGCTGATCGAACGGCTTCGATACCATCCATGACCGGGACATTGATCGCAGTCTGGAACTTTATCCCCAAGTTACGGGCCTTCTCCAAAAGCGTCATACCTGAACCAAACTTTCGG